CCCCACCGAAAAACGCGACGGCTGGCCGTCGCCGCAGAATTCAATCTGCGCGCGGAGCCAGTAGGCGTCGTTCCACCGTCGCAGCGTTCGCCCGGTAGCCCGCACGCGAACGGCCCACGGCACGACCGCGGGCGGTTGCATACGGTATTCCGGCGTAGCGCTCCAGCCGTCGGCCGCCGCGTCTAGGGGGTGGATCGTCTCTAGCCCGACACAATACGCCCCCCACGAGTCAAGCCGCACGACCGGCGCCAGCTTGCGGCTACCGTAGCCCGGCACCGCTTGACCTATTGTCGTCATGGTATTTTTCTCCGTTTCAAGGTTTCAAGGTTCCCCCCGCCCGGCCAACGCGGCCGGGCGGGTAGTGTCGGCCAGTAGGCTATGCGAAATAGCGGGCGGCGATACCGCGGCCAAAATATCCCCGCGCTTCCCGGCGGATAAACTCCGCGGAGTCCCCCCCGTCGCGGAGATAATCCCAAATAATCCCCGCCCGGAGTCAAGCGGCCATTTTATTTTTTCGGTTTCCACGGTCGGCCGATCCTATGATCGTGCCAGCTCGCCTATGGCCGCTTCCGAAACGTGGATTGTTTCCGCCCCCGAATTCGCCAACCATTCCCGGAATTTTTCATCGTCGCTGCGCCGGTCTTCTGGATTGAATCCCTCGGGGGTCGGCCAGCTTGAAACCGCGCCCCATGAACTATTCTCGGTCTCGAGGCGCAATTCGGCCACCCACCGATCGGCCACAAAATCGGCACCGTCGGCGGTCTGGCCGATAAACACGCCAGCCTCACCGTGGGTGAAATGTGCTCCTCGGTGGCCGTCTCGAGATACAAGATAAACTCCGTTCGGTTCCACGGTTACAACCGCGGGGCGGCCAGCCAGCTTGCAATACATAGCAGCTTCCGAATAGGGAAATACGATAGCGTAGACGTGTCCAAAATAGCCGGAGTGGCGGACGGCGCGGCCGTTAGGGCAATCGGCCAATTCGTATGTTCCGGCTACGGGGCGGTTGTAGGTTTCCATTGTCAAAAATCTCCGTTTCCAGGTATCGGCGGAGCGAAGCGCCCCGCGTTGCAAGGAATATACGCTATCGGCCGGCGGCCGTCAAGCAGTGTATCGGTCGGCCGAATGAAATAATTGAATCGGCCGAACGGACACCTAGTATTGTGAGAATCGACGAACAAACGAACGAACGAACCCTCCCGAAACTCCCCCACGGAAGAGGGAGGGGCGTGCACCCCTCCGGCCGATCCTCCAACATGACCGCACGCCTCCGCTTCCGTGTGTTCGCGGCGGTGCTACCTATTTACGGCCCCTGGACTCCTTTGCACGAGGGTAGCCTCTTCGCCTAGACTTAGGGGCATGGCAAAAGGCCCAGCACCAACGCCGAAGCACATCCTTTCGCTCCGAGGATCGAAGGAGGCTAAGTACCGCGAGGAACTTGGCGTCCCGGTTTCTTCGCTGCCAGAGCCGCCAGACTGGCTCCGGCCGGCCGCGAAGGAAATGTTCCGCCTGGTGGTCGGATACTGCCAGGGAATGGGAACGCTGGCCGAATCCGACGTGCAGGTGATCTCCAGATACGCTATTGTCTGGGACAAGTGGCAGGAGGCCGAGCGGGTGCTGGCCAAGACGGGCGAGTGCTACATCGAAGTCCGCGCCCCCGACGGCGGCCTGCGATTCGTTCGTCCCTCGAAGTGGCAGGCACAGAGCAATCACTGCCACGACCAGCTCCGCCAGCTCGAGACAGTTCTGGGTCTGACCCCTGCCGACCGCACCCGCCTGGGCTACGGCGCAGTCAAGGTCACACTCGACCCTGTGGACGCCATGTTTGATGACGCAGCGTCGGGTTGACATCCGCACATTCGCCGGGATGCTCAAGCACACTGAGTCCCCTTTTGCCGGCCAGCCCTTTCTTCTGGCTCCCTGGCAGGACGAGTACCTCGACCGCCTGTTCAACACCAGCCGCCCGGACGGCCGGCGGCAGTATCAGCGGAGCCTGCTGGCCCTGCCTCGGAAACAGGGCAAAACGGCCATGTGTGCCGTGATCGGAGCCTACGAGGGCTTCTTTGGCGAGGACGGCGGCCAGATTCTTATCGCCGCCGGCGACCGCAAGCAGGCTAGCCTGCTGTTTACTGCCTGCTCGCGGTACATCGAGTCCTGCCCCGGCCTGCTCAAGCGGTGCAAGATATACAAGAACTCGATAGTTATCCCGCACAACAAGAGCGTGATCCAGTTCCTTTCCTCCGAGCACAAAGGCAAGCACGGGTTTAACCCTTCGCTTGTCATCGTTGACGAATACCACGTCCAGCCCAATCGAGATTTAGTAGACGTGCTAGAAAGCGGCATGGGCACCAGGGCCGAGCCGCTTGTCATCTATGTAACAACGGCGGGCATGGATCGCGTCGGACCCTGCTACGACGAGTGGCAGCGGGCGATCAAGGTCAGGGACGGCATCATCGACGACCCCACCTTCCTTCCTTGCATCTTTGCCGCCGAAGATTCGGATGACCCCTTCGCGGAAACCACCTGGCAAAAAGCGCAGCCGAACTACTCGATCACGACGCGGCCGGAGTTCATGCACCGCGAGGCCGCCCTGGCCCGCGAGAGCGTGGCCCAGGAGATCAAATTTCGCACGCTCTACTTAAATACCTGGGTGAGTAACGGAGCGAATAGGTTCTTCCGCACTGGGCAGTGGGAGGCCAACGACCTGCCGCTGCGGCCTCCGGCCGGCCGGCCGTGCTATTGCGGCATCGACCTGTCGAGCACACAGGACACGACGGCGTTCGCGGCCGTCTGGCCGGGCTTCGACGAGCACGGCGTCCCCGACGGAACCTTCGACGTGTTCGCTCGCTTGTTTATCCCCGAAGCGAACGCCGACAAGTCGGAAGCCCCGTATCGCCAATGGGCGAGGGACGGATTCTGTAGAATAAGTGAAGGTGATGTTACGGATTACGACGTTGTTCGCGACTACGTCCTCCAGTTTTGCGAGGAGAACGTAGTTAAGGGCATCGCTATCGACCGATGGAACGCGACTCATATCACGACGCAATTAGTGAACGAGGGCATTACAGTCGTGCCATTCGGACAGGGGTACGCCTCAATGTCAGCGCCGACGAAGCTGCTGAGTACCCTCACGATTTCCCGCAAAATCCGCCATGCCGGCAACCCGCCCCTGGCCCTGCACATTAGCAATCTACAAGTCCGACAGGATGACGCGGGCAACCTGAAGCCCACTAAGAGCAACTCAAGTAGCAACGCCCGGATCGACGCAGCCGTATCCCTGGTAATGGCCCTGGGCCTTGCGTCCGCAGAGGCGCGAGGAATCGACGAAGACCCTCAACTCGTGGTGTTCTAGCGTGGCAGAAGAAGAAACCGCAGAAGCCGGCGACCTCCATTCCCTGGAGAACCGGGCCAGCTTGTCTCGGGTCTTCGAGGAGTTGCTTGAACGGAACAAGGCTAGCGCCGGCGTCTACATCTCGCCGGAGACGGCCCTGTCCTGCTCGGCCGTGCTCTGTGCCGTCCGGGTGCTGGCCGAGAGCATCGCGGCGATGCCGTTCAACGTCTACCGACGCATCCCCGGCGGCGGCAAGGAGATCGCCGAGGAGCATCCGCTTCAGGAACTGCTCGCCTACCAGCCAAACGATTGGATGACATCGTTTGAGTGGCGGGAGTGGACCCAGAGCCAGATGCTGCTGTGGGGCAACTCCTACAGCTTGATCAACTCCGGCCGGCGGGGGGCAGTCAGCGAGCTGATCCCGCTGCACGCCAGTCGCATGACGGTCAGGCGGCTAGAGAACGGCCGCCTGCGGTACGAGTACAAGGAGCCAGACAAGCCGACGCCGACCTACTACACCCAGGATCGCATCTTCCATCTTCGCTGGCTCTCGTCCGACGGCGTCACCGGCTACGTCCCCACGACACTGGCGAAGGACGCTATCGCCCTGGCTCGAGCGACTGAACTGCACTCGTCGAGCTTCTTTGGCAACGGGGCGCAGAGCGGCACCTACATCGAGACGGACCATCCGTTCAAGCCCGACGCGATCCAGCGGTTCAAGCAGCAATGGGACGACGCCCACCGCGGCCCCGACAAAGCCTTCAAGACGGTCGTGATGCCGCACGGCTTCCACAAGAAGTCCGACCCGATCAACAACCAGACCTCCGAGCTTGTGGCCACACGTCGCTACCAAGTCGAGGAAGTGGCCCGCGCCTACCGCATTCCGATGCACCTTATGGGCGACTTGACGAATGTGCGGCACAGCACGGTCGAGCAGTCGGGCATCGACTTCGTGACGTTCAGCCTCATCCCGCACTGCCGCCGCTGGCAGCTTGCCGTCCGTCGCGACCTAATCGTCGAGGACCGCGAGTATTTCGTGGAGTTCGACACGACCTCGCTCATGGCCGGCGACCACGCCGCACGAGCGCAGTACATGCGGGAGGCGTTCAACATGGGCGCCCTCTCGGTAGACGAGGTGCGGTCGCAGATGGGCTACAACCCGCTCCCCGACGGCCTGGGCAGCAAGCGGTTCGTGCAGGTCAATATGCAACTGCTCGACGCCTTTACGGTAGCGACGCCCAATGGGCAGGAGATTCCGGTCGCCGAGCCAGAGTCCGGTAACGACGATGCCATCGATGGCAACGACGGTCCCCGGCCGTCCGAGGCCGTTGTCGGCGACATCCGCGCGGCGGAGGCACTCTTCCGAACGACGCTTCGGCGGCTGGCTGCGGTCGAGGCCGACGGCATTCTGGATCGTCGAAACAAGCCGGCCAAGTTGCAGGCTTGGCTTGAGTCGCATAGTCAGCGAATGCGGACTGACCTGCAGGACGCCGCAAAGGCTACCGGCCGAGACATCGATGAATTCGTGTTATCGTGGATGGATGAGACGCGCAGTCGCTTGCTGGAGTGTGTACGCTCCGGCCGGCCGTATGAGGAGGCGACAGGATCATGGACGGATCGAGCGAACTTGAGCGACGGCTGATCGCAGAGGCTCCCGGCCTGCACGTCAAAGAGGACGACAGCGGACGCACCGTGATCCGAGGATACGCGGCTGTCTACAACTCCGATTCGGAGGACTTAGGCGGCTTCATTGAGCGAATCGCCCCCGGCGCGTTCGACAGCGTCCTGTCGCAAAACCCCGACGTATTCGGCCGCTACAACCACGAGCGGCTTCTGGCCCGCACGTCCAGCGGCACGATGAAACTGGAGCTGGACGATCGCGGATTGCGATACACGATCTACCCCAAGCACGCCGACGCCGACGTGGTTCAGAGCATCGAAAGAGGCGATATTCGTGGATCAAGCTTCGCCTTCCGTACCAAGGGGGACGGAGAGCGCTGGTACAAGGACACCGACGGCCGGACGATCCGCGAGATTCGCCGCTTCGACTTTCTGGGCGACGCCGGCCCCGTAGACAATCCGGCCTACCGGGCCACGGAAGCGTTCGTCAGCAAGCGGGCGCTGGACATGGCCGTGCGGGCGGCGGCCGGCGAACTGAGCACTGGCGACTTTGTCTCCTGGGACTCGAGCGGCGGCCAGGCTCGCGGCCGGATCACGAAGGTGGTCAAGGACGGCGAGATCGAAGTGCCGGATTCCTCGTTCGCGATCAAGGGCACCGAAGACGACCCGGCCGCCCTAATTCGGCCGTACAGAGAGTCCGACGAGGGCTGGGCGGCCAGCGACCGCCTGGTGGGTCACAAGTTCAGCACTCTCACGAAGATCGACTCTTTGGAGGGCCGTCAACTGGGCGCGATCGCCGAGGGCGACCTCGCGTCCTGGGGCGACCAGATGGGCCGCGTCGAGCACGTCATGCGAGAGGGCGAGCTTCAGGGCGTGGCGGCCTCCGCGGAAGACCCGGTGGCCCTGCTGACGGTCTACGAGGGGAACCAGCCAACCGAGGTCATGGTGGCCAAGCGATTCTCGGAACTAACGAAGGTGGAGCAAGAAGATGACCGAGAGGCTGTCGTTGTGGAGGAAACTCGCGAGGTCAATCTGCGGCCGACTGCGGGCATGGCGGCAGCGGCCAAGACGGGCCTGCGGCTGCACGAGGAAGGCAAGTCCGGCGACGGGCTAAAGCCGGAGACGGTGGCCCGCGGCCGCAAGATCGCCGCCCGTGAGTCGCTTTCGGAGGATCACGTCCGCGAGATGAACGCCTGGTTCGCCAGGCACGAGTCGGCCAGCAAGTCGCCCGGCTGGAATACCCCCGGCGATGAGAAGCCGGGCTGGGTCGCCTGGCAACTCTGGGGTGGAAGCGCCGCCAGAGCGTGGTCGGGCCGCAAGGTCCGCGAGATGGAGGGCGAGCGCGATCTCCCCGAAGTCAACGAAGAAGCGGACTTCGACGAGCCGACGATCAAGGTCATCGTCACAGCCGATGTAACTGACTTCAGCGGCAA